CTCCTTTCGACAGCGGGGGCAGGGTTTCTACTCCCCTGTCCCCTACTTCTTTATGTTAATGCGTAGCGAACCACGCTTGTCTCGTTTGATGCTAAGTTCATCGGTATAGACCTCGCGTTCATCTAATCCGACCATTGCTTTTAAGTCTTTGCCAGCAGCAGCGTGTTCTTTTGCTGCTTCTTTGGTGCTGATGTATTCGGCTGCTCTAACCCTAAAGTAGTTGTCGCTGCTTGCGTCACGCGCCACCATATCGTCAATGGGTATCTGGTCTATGCCTACAGAAAAGTGTGGCATTGCTTGAGGGGGTTCTTCTTCACGAACAACGTGATCCCAGAACTCTTTGAGATGAACAAACATTTGCTCCAAGAACTGCTGGTCTTTTGCAACTTTCACATATTCATAGCGACCATTGCCAAAGATATTTGCAAAATACATTGCCTTCACCCCAGAGATTTCCAAGTAAAGCTGTAGCTGCGGCATGTATCTTTCAAGTTGGCTTCGCATTGTCGAGCGATCATTTGTGTGCTTGCACTCTAACCCATACCTCTCACCGCGCATCATAAACTCAGCGTCAAGCGTTGCCCGACACGGCACACCATTCCACTTGTAGTGGTAGCGTTGCTCATGTGTGGCTGCGTTGGGGTCTTTGAAGCACTCAACTTGCATATGTTTGGAGAACCATTTGATGTTAAACTCCTCAGTCCAAACGCCAAGCTGAACAGGCAGGACATCGGATAGGTCAACACCATTTTTGTAGCCCATCTTCTCAAGCCAAAGGTCGTGCCAATCACCGTCCATGATTCGCAAAGCACAACTGCCGCCGATAGATGCTTTTCTGATTTCGTTGTCTCTACTCATTTGCCTTCCTTTCAATACAAATTAGGTCAGTTCGTATTAGTTTGTCTAGTCTTTTTATGAAAATATCCAGATTCTAAATCAATCTGGAGAACCTCTTCGGCTAAGTCTTCACCTAATCTATCCAATAATTCTTGTATGTATTCTATTTGAGATCTGTAATCTTGCAGATTGCTTCTTAAGTCACTCATTGTTTAATAACCTTTCCTTTGCTTTTTCTGGTATGCGGCACAGCACCTTTGCCATGTGACTGTTGCCCAGTTCTTTCTTGGTGTATTCAATCGCTGCGTCACACTTCTCGATTGTCCAGCCTTGACTAGCCGGGTCGGCTTTTGAGGTGGGGGAGCGTTCCCCTTCTTTCAGGGGCTTGGACAGTCTGTCCCATGTCGCGTTAGTTTTGTTCTGCATTGCAACGTAATCACCATTCACCTTACCCGCTTGCTTGGCGACAAGGGAGGGGGTAAACCAGATGCGGAAGTCGTGTGCTGCAACGCACTTGTCCCACACTTTTGCAAGCAAGTCGTTGAACACATCGGCATTAGGTATGTCGCTGCTCAACCGAGTGTTGATTGCTCGGCGTATCTCTTCGCCATACATTTTCTTAGCGGCATCGCTTTGCTTTGCATTGTTTGGTGGCAGATACATGACTGCCATCTTCTTTACAAAGTGTTCGTGAATCAGTGCTTCTCTTTGCTCAAAGTCCATTGAGTTTCTCCATGTTAATTCGATCAACCATCTGCTGCACTTCTGCCTTTAGTTTTTCGAAGTGTGGCTTGCGTTCATTTTCATATTGCATTGCCAGCAAGTGAGCCTTCATCACGTTTGAATTGTAGATGTTGCTCTCTTCCATCAGCTTCTTGCATTTGCGTATGCCATGAATGACCGAGGTATGGTCTCGGTTCATATATTCGCCAAGCGTTGTGGTGGTATGTGCTGTGTTTTCATATGCAAGATAGTAAAGTGCCATGCGCGGCTTGGTTTGTTTAAGTGACCGCTTCTTGCCCAATAACTCTTCTCTTTTAATATCGAACACTTCACACACTGCGCGCGTTGCGCTGGAGGCTGAATAGTATTTTGATTTTATACCATCAACCACTTCGACTTTAATCGTTTCCATTTTCTTTCTCCATTAGTTCTTCTACAATTCTGTCAGGCACAATCAGCACCCACTTTGGTGAGCCTTCCTCCCCCTTGCCCAGTTTGAATAGAGCAACGTCTCGGTTCTTCAAGACCGAGAACGGGGAGGGGAAGCCTTTCTCTTTGCGGTATTTCACCTCGGCTATGTAGTCCTTGCCATTCAAGTTGATAACCAAGTCGCCCGAATACTCTCCTCCAAGCGCGCCTGATAGGGGCTGGCGTTTGACAGCCAAGCCCCATTCCTTGAACAGTTTCACGAACCAGTTCTCGTGATACGTTCCCTTTGCTTTACTCTTGCTAGTCATTATCCAGCCTCATATTGTATATGAACCCACTCTTCGCAGTCTTCATAAGTTGTATCGGCATCACCGCCATATACAATTTCGGCTGTTACGTTTTCCTGTGTTTCGTCAATCTCAATGACCAGCCAATAGCTGCACCATTGTGAAATGCTATAGTGAATCATTTTGTTTCTCCTCTATTGCTTTAGCGTAACAAGGGTCACACCATGTCTCATGCTCTACGGGGTCGGGATTGACCAGCAGCATGACAAATTCGTGTCGAATATCTCCACAAATGTCACACTTTGCTGGCTGTCCTTTCTTGTCTATCTTTCTTTTGGGCATGTTAAGACAACTTGGTTACGTTATATTCATCATCTTCAATGTGAGTAGCCTTCACGTTTCCCATCATCTCATTCGTTACATGAAACTCATGGTTGCCAGACCTCCACATTTCCAATGCTTCTTCTTGACTGTCGGCGTAGATTTCATATTCCCATGCACACTCGACATCAGCCAATACTAAAAATCTCCGTGGCTTCGACATTCCATTTCCTCCTCTGATAGATTTGTTTCTTCCCATTTGCCAATCATTCGGCTGACAAACACACCGCGCTTGAAGGCGGGGTTGTCTTCCTCGAATAAATCGGCAAGACGTTCAGCGTCAGTCGGTGTGCTAAGTAGCGGCCCGACATTATCTACAAGCCACTCGTAATGGCGGCGATAAAATAGTGTGTTCATTAGTCTTTCCAATCGTTGAGATATACTACTGCGGCTGGTGTTTCTTTGATTTTGTCAGGGTATTTGAGGTTGATTTTGTTGAGGTAAGATGCGAGGTGCATCAACTCTAATGCAGCAGCATCGCCAGCGATTCGGTCGCCGGACTCTAGTGCTTCAACATAAGCACCGATAGTTCTGTTCCAATTATAAGTCATCATTACGCTCCTTTTTATCGAGATGAAGTGGTATTTCCACTTTGATGTGCAGGGTTTGGCCTTGATAACTGGACACATAACATGGATGAGGGCATTCATCTAACCAGTTCAAGGCGGCTCGTAAGTTTTCGTTTTCTATTTGCATCGTTCTACTCCTTTTGATGTTGAAGGGCGATTGACCACAGCACCCGCCTCACTTGACGGGGGCGGGGCTGTGGACAACGCCCAGTTATTCAGCAGCCATCTTGCTTGACTGCTTCTCTTGCATCCAGTCAACAGACTGTTGCGCTTTTGCCATTGCTTTCAACAGCAGCTTGGGACTGTCTTCCAATCCTTTCTTCCAGCCGTTGATATATTTGGCATGGTCGGGTGTCGGCTGCCGAGTGAGGCCGAGTGTGAGGGACAGTAACACTGACCCTAACTCGGCAACCAACTCCTCGAAGGCATATGATTGGCTAAAGCTTGAGCCGCCCATATCCCTGTCGAGGCGGGAGGAATGTCCCGTCCAATGCACATGCTCGTGCATCAGTGTGCTGTAATAGTTTTGTGTAGCTGTCGCATCGGAAGTATCTTTGAACTTCCACTGCGGCGGCATGTTTATGTAGTCAGCTTTCGGCACATAGAACGCTCGGTCTCCGCCCTCTCGCACATCGGCGTTGAGGGAGGTGATGAACCTGTCAGCGATTGCTTGCTGCTCTACTTCGTTGGGTTTCGCTGGTGCTTCAGTGCGTTCATAGCCCTCAAGCTGTTCTTCGTTGAACACAGCAGACACTTTCATCGTTTGATAAAACTGTTCTTCCCCCTCTTTGTCCTCATATGTTCCAGAGACAAAGCGGCGAACCCATCCAGTAGCTTTCTGCCCCTTCAGCACTTGCTTGCCAGCAGATTGCCACTGTTTGTATGTAGCCCATTGATTTGATTCAAAGCCGCAGCCAGCACCAAGAGCCATCAGTATAAATACATTTGACCCGCTATATTCTGCGCCAGTTACGCCGTTCACTGGGAGGAAGCCACTTGAACCAGTGGTCATCCACCCCTTTTGCCAGTCTGTCCCATGTTCATCGAGCGATTCGATAAACGTTTTCAGAATCAGATCTGCATACTCACTACCCTTCATCTTTCTACTCCTTTCGATGATTGGGGTTGCCTCAACAGCGACCCTCACCCTCGGCGGGGTCGATGTTGAGAGCAACCAATTCTCCTCTCAACATTGTTGCTTCGTTTTCTAGTTCATCAATCAAGTCTTCGGTGTCGTATCCGTTGACACGGGTCTCACCGATTTCGCTGTCATAATAACTGCCAGCCTCTTCCAAGATAGATTCAATTCGTTTCTCGATTTCATCTAGCTGGTCTTCAATGACAGCCATGCGTTCATGCAATTCATCTTCATTCATTTCACTTCCTCCAAAAGCAAATTGAGTTCATCACTCGGCGCAGCTTACGCTTACGCCATTGCCATCGTGACAAACTTGTTCGATGCAATTCATTTCGTATCAAATCTTTTCCGATAGTCATAGCACTCACCCCCTACATATGCGCTATTGCGATAAGCAAAAGTGCAAGTGCAAAGAGACAAAGAGCCTGTGTTATGTATATGAATATCATTGCTACCTCCTACAGTGATTTTATCTTTGCACATAGTTATACCCATGTCAAAGCTATTCCCAATCTACCCTCCCCTCCCCCCTTTAGGGGGGGGAAGGGGTGGCAGATATTGAGCAAAAAAATAGGAGGCAGGGTGTCAGCCCTGCCTCCGTGAGTGTTACTCTTTGTCTGCGAGATAGTCGCAGAGCATTTGCGCTGCATCTACGCGCATCTGCGTGCCGTAGTGCTGCATTTCCATGCGGTCTAGCCACTCGCGTGTGCGTTCGACCTTTGTGTCATATACCTTGTTCTCGTCCGTGTCTTCGGCACGGCGTTCTGCAAGATAGACCGCATCATCGTATTCGCGCTGCGCTTCTTGAAGCTGCGGCAACGAACCGAATGTCTTGCCAGACTTGTTCGGAACGCACTCAGCGTTCATGTCGGCTTGTGCTTTCCACAGCATGTCGCCAGCAGCTTTGGCGCGAATGTATGACATCGCGCCTGTCGCACAGCGCGGATATGCAATATCCAAGCTCGTGCGGTTGCTCTCGAAGAGAGCCTTAACGTCTGCTTCGTATGATGCTTCTACTTTAGTTGCTTGTTTCTTAGCCATGATTTCTACTCCTTTATAGCTAGTTACTTGCTTCGTAGAGATTCTCCTCTCTACAATTCCCACTAGGGACACAGCCGCATGGGGTTCTGCAAGAGCGAAGCCAGCTACGCTGGGGCGATTATTTGACAGTGGGTGGCGGGTGCTTACATCCCGCCACTGGTAGAACATGCAAACGCAGAGCCAATGTGAAGCATTGGCGACCCTTGTAGTCTTGCGAAGACCGGGCGACCAAGTGAGATAACCAATAATCGTCCTCTTGCAGAAGCTTTCGGCTGTGTCACCCTCTTAGAATTGTGAGAGAGATAGACTAGGCCGACCCGTAAGGCTTCTGCTCCGCAGCCCAAAGGCGAGGAGCTTTGAAGCCGTTACACAGGTCGGCAACTGTAACATCTATCGCGTCACTCCCAACATGGCCGACCCCCCTCGACGGGGGGGAGGCCGTGTCCATCTATTGCAATCTTGCAAGGGGTGTTGCATATTTGCATCTTGATTTTACTTGACGAACCCTCTTAAACTCCGCTTAGCGGGTCAACATAAAGGTAAATTATGGGTAACGCAGTTAAGAATCCTGAGACTGGTCTGACAGCCAAGCAAGAGGCGTTAGTTGAACACCTCGTAGCAAATGGCGGGACTGTGAAAGATGCCGCTCATGTGGCTGGCTATGCTGATGGTGACTCGGGAAGGGTGAGTGCTTCCAAAGCTTTAGCCCTCCCCCATGTCCAGTCATATATGATGGAACGCATGCGACAGGAGTTGGGCGTTAAAGCGACACTAGCCGCCCACCAAGTAGCCCGTCTCGCTGTCAATGCCAAGTCTGAGTATGTCCAGCTTGAAGCCAGTAGAGATATACTCGACCGGGCGGGTCTCAAAGCCCCTGAGAAGCATATGCACCTGCATGCGGGGGACATCAAGGTCGAGATCGACTTAGGTTAGGGGGGTGGGGGCAAAAACCGATGGGTATGCGATCGGCCCAGATCCTCTACAAACATTATTGGTCAAAAAGGCTCGACACTGATCCCAAAAATATTTCCCCTTCTCAAGGCACAATAAAAAAAGTATAGTTCGGGGTATGGTTAGTTAGAGGTCTTTAGTTAGATGGACAACATTTACGGCAATAAGTTAGCGGACGCAGCTTACAACAGCGCGGCTGTTTCCTTTTACAGCACTGGCAGCTTTCGTTCAGAAGACGCTCCGTTAGAGCTGATTAAGATATTCCGCCGTGGTATTAAGGATTACGCCCAAAAGAACCCTGACAGCACTACATTCCACCTTCGGGATGTCGCGCTTCCTGTCTCTGAATACACTCCTACCTTCTTGATTGATTCCACTGTGACTGTGGGGGAAGGGGGATATAAGATCTCAGACGATATTCTGGACATTGATATTGATATTCCCCTTTCTGATAGGAGAGTCGGCATAATCCCAGACGCAGAGTTTACCATTAACGATGAGTTCCCCCTCCTTCCCAATGCTGTTCTCAGCGACGAGCGTCTAGACCTTGCGGATAAAGAAGTTCAAAAGCTTTTTGAAAAGGACAGAACTCGCGGGTTGGAGTTGCGTTATCGCAATAGAATCCCAGAGCAAGTGAGGGAAGACCCACTTGGCGCAGACTTTACTGGACAGATGAGGCCAGTAGATGAGTAAGAAGACACGCGCTGGTATTAAGAACCTCAAGTGCAATAAACCAAGACGCACTCCTAACCACCCAAAGAAGTCGCACGTTGTGAAGGCTTGCGAGGGAGGGAAGGAAAAGATTATCCGTTTTGGTGAGCAGGGTGCTTCTACTGCTGGCAAGCCGAAGGCTGGAGAGTCGGCGCGTATGAAAGCAAAGCGGCGTAGCTTCAAA